GACAAAGAAGAAGTAATTTTAGCTTGGCAGTCAAAACTAGAAGATGGTACGATTGTCGTATCTACGGCAGAAACTTTAGAAGCTGGTGTGGATGCTTCCGTACTGACTGAGGATGGAACTACAATACCTTTGCCTATTGGAACTTATAAGACTGAGGATGGCTTAACTTTTCGTATAGAAGAAGAAGGAGTAGTTGCTGAGGTTATGGAAAGTGAAACGGAAGAAAAAGAAGAAGCATCTGAAGAAGTTGAAGCAGCAGAAGATGATGACAAAGAAGCAGATGTTGGCGACTGGGAAGGAATGGAAAAAAGAATTGAGAACCTCGAAATAGCGGTCGCTAAATTAAAAGAAGATAAAGAAGGTGGTGATGATGAGGTTGAAGCGTCAGAAGAAATGACTGAAGAACCTTCTAAAAATCCAAAGACTATAACTACTAAAGAAGTAAAAGAATTTTCAGTTGAAGAATTAAAAGCTGAAAACGAAAAATTAAAGGCAGAATTAGCAGAACAACCTGCTGAAGCTCCTATCAACACAAATAAATTTAGCTCAGAAAGAGCAGCTCCTACTAAGCAGGACTTTAGAAGAATGACTAAGCAGGAGAAATACTTATATAACTTATACAAATAATAATTTAAAAAAAATAAAACTATGGCATTTAATGTGACCAGCTCGTTTTCGGGCAAAAGCGCGGGATTTTACATCTCGGCAGCTTTAAAAGAAGCAAAGTCTTTAGACTTCTTGACAGTAATAGAAAATATTAAGCTCTCCAGTAATATACAGGTGATGGATGCATCTGTAAGTCCTGTTGCAGCAGCAACCTGCGATTTTAATAATGCAGGAACACTTGATTTAACCGAAAAGGTTTTAACCACTACCAATCTACAAATCAACTTGGATTTATGCAAGAAAACTTTGCTAGATTCTTGGGAAGCATTACAAATGAGAGCAGGTGCAGGAGCACCACCTCCAGCTTCTTTTGATGACTATGTAATTTCTTATATGGGAGATATTATTGCAAATGCAACAGAAAACTCAATATGGAAAGGAGTTGTCGCAGGTGGAGATTTCACAGGCTTCGTAGGTGCAGTAGTAGGGTACTTATTACCAGGTGTTGATGGAACTGTAAATCAAGCAGCAGGAACGGCAGCAGTTTATAGTGCTACTAACATTATTGAGAATTTACAAACTGGAACTTCTGATGTAGCAGCTAATTCACCTGCTGTATTAGACAAAGACGATTTATATATCTATATGAATAATAAAAGTTACAGCTTTTACATATCAGCAGTATCTACTTTAGGATATGTTAATGCTTACAATATGAATGGAGATTACGAGCCAGTTTTTGAAGGCTATAAAATTGCTGTCGTACCAGGAATGAAAGACAATGAGCTAGTAATTGGTGAGAAGTCAAATTTATTCTTTGGTTGTGATTTAATTTCGGATGGGTTAGGTTCAAGCCCTCGTATAAATCTGCTCGATATGAGTTCACTTGACGGCTCAGATAATATGAGGTTGGTTTGTCGTTATTCAGCAGGAGTTCAAACAGGAATTGGAGCAAACATCACAAGAGTATCATAATAACACAAAGAAGGGGGCGTAAAAGCTCCCTACTTTTTAACTTTTAAAAAAAGAAAAAAATGGCTTGTACAAGTTTAACTAAAGGAAGGGGACTCGACTGTAACCGTGTTTCAGGAGGAGTGAAATACATATACTTCGGTGTATATGACCAATTTACAGCTCCTATAGATGGAACAGGAATAGTAGTATCATCTTCAGAAATTACAGATATTGAAATGACTTCTAATATTCTTTATAGATATACAGTACCTAGAGGTTCTACAACAATAAATGAAACAATAACAGGAAGTACGGAGAACGGAACTTTATTCTACACTCCTACTGTTTCAATGATACTTAACCGACTGACAAAAGAAGACCAAAATGAAATTAAGCTCTTAGGTCAAACTCAGGTGGTTTGTTTTGCTCAATTAAACGCTACACTTGCTAATGGACACGATGTTATCGTTGGCTTGGGTGTAGTAAATGGAATGTCATTAAACGCTGGTACTGCTGATAGTGGTGCTGGATTTGGAGATAGAAATGGTTACACTTTGACCTTTGATGGCTTAGAGGCAGATCCTTTCCCAATGGTGGCGGATTACACGACAATACCGTTCGATAATGCAGGATTTAATTTTGGTGCAGGAAACCCAGCTACTTCATAAATCTTAATTAGTAGTTTTCATATATTCTTGGATTAGGGAGGCTTTAGCCTCCTTTTTCTTTGATAAGCAAATAAATAAGACTAATTTCTATTATATATTAGACGACTACATTATGATACAAGCAATACGAGAAACTAACTTTGATGCCTATATAGAAACTAAGGAAAATAGAATAGCTGCTGTACCTTCAAGCAGGATAAGGCACTTAGTTAAATTCATAAACGACTTAGATGAGGCTGTTTTTTATGCTTATCCTTTATTAGAGAATATCTATGATAGATATACTCTGATGCCGTTTGTTTATAATGTTTCTCCTCAGATGTTTATAGGGCAATTAAACTTAATTCCTGCTGGATATTTTAAATATGAAGTCTATGAAGTTTCTTGGATAGGCAATCCTAATGTAGCAGAAGGTACAGCACCAGAAACAGAAACAGATGTTTTGCCTATTGAAGATGAAAATGGAGTGGTAGAAGGGCTTGTAGCAATAGGGAAACTATACTTAGCAGAAAAATCAGGAAGTCAGGAAGTTCAATATACTGAATATGACCAACCAGCTTCAGGAACAAATACAATATATTACGGACAATAAATAAAAAAATTATGGCAATAGAAAATGTACAACAGCTCTTAACTGAGCAATTAGGAAAAAATAGATGTGATGTAATAACTACAGACAATATGACAAGCAAAGATTATTACTGTATTCACTTTCCAGTAGAGAGTGTAATAGCCACAGTCGCAGCATCAAATGTAATTGAAGGTGGTGGAAGTGGTGTTGGCAATCTTCAAACGACTATGGTGGCTGGAACGACCCTGTTCCTTCAATTCACACAGATTCAGCTTACAAGTGGATTAGCGTTATGTTATTATGAGCAATCTCTATAATGTTAGCACTTAAACAAGCGTTAAGTTTAGTATCAACTCCAAGACTAGGAGGATGGTCGCCTGATGATGAAACAAGTTTAGTTGCTTGGTATCAAAATGCAGTCGGCATAACTCTTAACGGCTCTGATGTTAGTCATTGGGCAGATAGTGCTCCTGATGGTTTATATGATATGATACAAACAGATGAGGTTACGGAACAACCTGCTTATAGTGCAGGAGTTTTGACGTTTGTAAGTGCTAATTTAGAGAACCTACAAACAGCAGGACAGATTTCTTTAACAGGCGATTTTACAATAGGCATTAAAATAAGTCCTGCAATCGCAGCAGCAGGAACTTTCTTAGCAGATAACAATACTGCTAATGAGTTGTTTAAATATGAAAGTGCAACAAGAATTAAAGTTAAAATAGATTCAGCTAATAAAAACTTAGATTTAGATTCAGGTACTTTTGGTGATGACTATCTAGTTATTACTAGAGTTTCCAATGTCTTGAATTTGTGGCATAATGGAACATCACAAACAGGAACAACACCTACAGCAGCGGGAACATCTGATATTGATGCAATAGCGATTAGAAGGACTAATCAAGATGCTTTTGATGGTACAATAGAAGAAATACAAATATATAGCAGTTCTAGTGCAGACTTAACTGCGAATGTAAACGATAGACTTTCAACTTTATAAAATGGAAAATATAATATCAGTAGATTTAAGCACTTCAACAGCTCCTCTAGTACAAGAGGTTAGAGGTAAGGATTGGATTGAATACGGAGATGCTAATGGCGAATGGAGGAACCTCTACCCACAGTTCTTAATTGACCTTTACTATTCCAGTTCTATAACGGCTGCTATCATTAATGCTACGGCAGAAATGATTTCGGCAGAGGATTTGATTATAGAAGATGAAGAAGATAGAGATGAAGAAGCTAGAATAAAGCTTCAGAACTTTATGAATAACGCTAACAGCAACGAGACACTACACGAAGTCTTAAAAAAGGTAGCTTTTGATTTTAAACTTCAAGGAGCTTTTGCACTTAACATTGTATGGTCGCAAGACAGGACTCAGATAGCTGAAATCTATCATATTCCTGTAGAGAAAATTCGCTGTGAACGTCCTGATGAGTTTGGAAAGACTAGAGGTTATTATGTTTCAGGAGATTGGGCAAATACAAGAATGAACAAACCTTATAGAGTTCCTGCCTTTAATACTAACGACAGGACTTCACCTAATCAAATCCTTTACACAGGGCTTTACAGTCCTAGTATGAACTCTTATTTTACGGCTGACTACATTTCTTGTAATAATTGGGCATTAACTGACTCCAAAGTCTCGGAATATCATTTACAAAATGTGAGTAATTCTTTCTCAGGGAGCTTTCTCATTAGTTTCGCAAATGGAATTCCAACATCTGAGGAGAGAATGCAGATAGAACAAAGCATTACGGAGAAATTTACAGGTACTAATGCAGGAAAATTTATTTTGACATTCTCAGATGATAAGACAAGAACACCTGAAATAAATGCAATAAGTCCTTCAGATTTGGATAAGCAGTATTTGGCACTCCAAGAACTGCTCACTAGCAACATTTTAAGCGGACATAGAATTACGAGTAAAACATTAATGGGCTTAGATAGTGCTAATGGGTTCTCAAGCAATGCCGATGAGCTTTTAAACGCTTCTAATTTTTACCTTAATACTGTCGTTATGCCGTTTCAAGGGCAAATCTTAAAAGTGTTACACAAGATATTCCAAGTTAATAATATGGATATGCCTGTTCAGTTCGTACAACTTAAACCAATTACAATTCAATTTGATTCTGAAACGATTAGAGATGTTATGACACAGGATGAAATTCGTGAGTCTATCGGACTTGCTCCATTAGAATCGGATGAAGTAGTAGAAGATTTCAATACGGAGCTATCAACTGAATATACTGAATTAGATGCGTTCATAGACGAGTGTGGTGAAGATATGCCTGAAGAATGGGAGTTGATAGAAGAAGAAATAGTAGATGGTGAACACCAAGACTTTGATTTTGAAGAAACATTAAATGAAATAGCTAATGAGAAACTAGAACTAGCTTCAGTTCCTAGAGCAATACCTAGTCGTAAGTCAGAGCAAGATGGAATATCTAAAAAGACCTATGATTACTTCAGGGTGCGTTATGTTTATTCTAAAGATGAATTTTTAACTAACAAATCAGGAACTAGCAGAGATTTTTGCAGAAAAATGATGGGAGCTAAAAAGCTTTACAGAAAAGAAGATATTGTAAGAACAAAAAGTAATAGTGTTAATCCTGGATTTGGACACAATGGTGCAAATTACAATTTATTTTTGTGGAAAGGCGGACCTCAATGTTTTCACTTTTGGAGTAGAAGGATTTTCAAGACTGTAATAGGAGAATCTAAGACAACTAAAATAGAAGATGCTGACGCAATAGGTTACACGAAGGCTAAGTCAGAAGGGTTTACTGCTAAAAAGAATGATAGGCTAGTAGTAATACCACCAAGAAAAATGAAAAATAACGGATATTATAACTAGAAAAAAAAATTTTAGGAACTATGGCATATATTTTATTCATATCAGAGGAAAAGCTTAAGGACTCAACGACTATAGGCTTAAATGTAGACCCTGAGTTATTACTACCTTATATTAAACAAAGCCAAAAGCTCTATGTGGAAACTAAGTTAGGCACAAAACTAACCGATAAAATTAAAGACTTAATTGTAGCAGGAACTGTAAACAATGCAGGGAATGAAGCCTATGCAACTTTGCTAAACGATTATGTTGGGGAAATGTTGCCCTCATTCGCATTATATATGGCGCTTCCTTTCCTTAGGTTTAAGATTGAGAACGGCAATATTTACTCTAAGACTTCAGAAACAGGAACTGCCTTATCTACTGAAGAAGCTCAACACCTTAGAAATGAGGTACTTAATACGGCAGAATATTATATGGAAAGAATGATTGACTATATAAGAAATAACACAAGTAGTTTCCCTGAATACTCAACTAACACAGGAGCAGATGTAACAC